GGCAACGGGTCAAGTTGACAAGTGCGATGAAATCAGGCGTTTTGTCAACCTACAACTTTTCAAGGACCACCACCGCCATCACCTACACAGGTACAACGAGTGCAGCCCTTCGCATCGCTGCGTCTATGGTCCTTGCCCAGCAGGGCAACAACAACCAAATCAAAGTATACATCGCCAAGAACGGAACGACCATCGACCAATCAATGACCGATATCACAATAAGCCACTCAGACGGCCATGCGATTTATACGGAGGCATACGTTACGGGTGCGGTCAACGATGAGTTTACCATCTACATCAACGCAATCGATAGCGGTGCAAGTATCGCGATTTCGGCCCTTTCATTTACAGTTCATACGCTATGAGCAAGTCAACGCAACACTTCACCCAATGGCTTGGGATAGAGCATAAGGTCCCCGTGATGCTGGAGAACCGCTCCGGCAAGTACATCACCTACGGCTTTGCGAACGAATACCCTTATTACCTCCTTGACAACTATCGCAGGAGCAGCAAGCACAACGCTATTGTCAACGGCAAGGTGAACTACATCATGGGCGGTGGATGGCAGGCAGGGGATGACTTGACCGTGGAGCAACAAGCCCGGTTTATCAAGTTCTTCGACGGACTTTCCAGCACGGAGGATCTGAACGACATCACCGAGAAACTGGTCTTGGACTTGGAGTTATTCAACGGCTTTGCGGTTGCGGTTACTTGGTCCAAACTTGGGACCATCGCCAAGATGGAACACGTCCCATTCGAGAAGATTCGGGTGGACAAGGAGGAGAAAATGTTTCAGGTGGCCGATTGGTACAACGACGATATGATGCAGTTGTTTCCGAAGGTCGGGGACATCGAGAAGATTCCTGCATTCGACCCGGAGAATCGCCTCGGAAAGCAGTTGTTCTACTATCGTGTGTACGCAGCAGGCGTGAAGCACTATCCTTTGCCGGAATACATCGGGGGGAACGCTTGGATTGAAGCAGACGTACAGGTGGCGAACTTCCACAACAACAACCTCCGCAACAACTTTTGGGGGGGTTACTTGATTAACTTCAACAACGGCATCCCGACCCCCGAAGAACAGGGCGACATCGAAAGGCAAATCAAGCGTAAGTTTTCGGGAACCGACAACGCTGGTCGCTTCGTTGTAACCTTCAACGACGATGCAGCCAAGGCCCCAACACTTGAACCGCTCACTCCGAGCGACATGGATAAGCAGTTCGAGATATTGAACAAGGCCATCCAGCAAGAGATATTCATCGCACACCGTGTAACAAATCCAGCGTTATTCGGTGTCAAAACCGAGGGCCAACTCGGAGGAAGGACTGAATTAGTCGAGGCCTACGAACTATTCAAGGCGACCTACGTCAACGACCGGGTGCAGAAAGTCGAAAGAATGATAAACTACTTGGGGTCTTTCAACGGTGTGGAAGGCATGGAGTTGATTCCTACCAACCCCATCACGGAGCAGTTGAGCGAACAGGCTCTCCTTCAAGCCATGACCCCCGCAGAACTGCGTGAGAAAGCAGGCTTACCACCGATTGAAATCAAGACCGAATCAAGCGTCCAAGACGTTATCACGGCTATCAATTCGCTCTCTCCGTTGGTTGCCAACAAGGTCTTGGAATCTATGTCAGCCAACGAAATTAGGGCCTTGGTGTCCTTGCCTGCAAAGGCAGAGGGTTCGGGTCTTGCTGGGGAAACTGCAGCCGTAGAGGTCAGCCCTGAACCTACTGCACCGCAAGGCTTAACATCGAACGAGAACATCAAGAAACTATCGGGCCGTGAGTATCAAAACCTGATGCGTATAGTTCGCCAATATATGCAGGAGAAAATCACCTTGGAAATGGCTCGGACCATGCTATCAGCGGGCTTCGGTCTGTCTGCTCAAGAGATTGACACGATGCTGGGCGTTCAGTCCCAAGAGTTCAGCGAGCCGACTTGGGGCGAAGAGGACGACGAGGACTACGGATGGGGCGAGGAAGAGTTCAAGGTCTTGGAAGTAGTTGCAAGCAAGTTTGGAAGCCATGCAGACGATTACCACGTCATGCACTCCAAGCCGATGCGGTTCGACACCAACATAGACGAAAACATCCGCTTGGCCTTTGCCGAACTTGGCGAGGAAGAAAAGGAACTTGACCTGAAGATTGAAGCGTATCGCAAGAAGAACCGGGACGCAAGCGTTGAAGAAATGGCAAAGGAATTCGGGGTCAGCAAAGCCAAGGTTGCTAAGCGGGTCGCCTACTTGATTACCAAGGACCGCTACCCAATCAGCAGGGCCGTGGACAAGATTGCAGAGCAGAACCTTCCCAAGAACGTAAAGGAAGTAGCAGAGCCAGTCTTAGAGGTGCGTTACAAGTATGCATGGGCCACAGGGTTCAGCAACAAGGACAAAGGCTCCAGCCGTGAGTTCTGCAAGGTGATGCTTGACTTAGCCGGGCAGGGCAAGGTTTACACCCGTGAGGACATCGACGGGATTTCTGCAATCATGGGCTACTCCGTATGGAATCGCAGAGGCGGTTGGTATCACACGCCCAGCGGAGTGAACAGGCCACAATGTCGCCATGTATGGGAGCAGCAACTTGTAATCAAGAAGGGCAATAAAATCACGAAGGCATGAAGGCACTATTCATAAGCGAAGAAACGCTACTGGACAATAGCATCATCAACGAGAACGTATCCTACACCCAAATCCGTCCAACGGTTGTCAAGGTGCAGGAGATGCGGATTCAGCCAATCGTTGGCTCTGCACTCTACGGGGAATTGGTTACGCAGGTCGTCAGCGGTTCAACGTCTGCACTCAACCAAACGCTCTTGGAGGACTACATCCAGCCGGCTATGATTCAATGGCTCTACTACGAGTTACCCATGGTCTTAGCGTTCAAGTACATGAACAAGGGCATGGTCCGTAGAACGAGCGAAGAGTCCTCACAAATGAGCATGGAGGAAATCACCCGGCTGACCGATAAGGTCAAGAACGATGCCGAGTGGTATTCCGAGCGCATCACCCGCTACCTCATGGAGAACCGCAATTCCTATCCGCTTTGGAACTCGCCTCCTTCTGCTTTGGATACCATCTACCCGAACGCTACCAACTATCGCACCGGGATGGTCTTGGACCGCAACAGGAGGATGGGAATCAGCAACCTTGACTACCCCTACCCTTACGGTCAATTCGGGGCGTGTAATGACTGCTAACGATGGGCGCACACAAGAAGAACATACTGAAACTGCAAAACTATGTCTTGGATAAAAATCAAGCAAGCCCTGCTGGACCTTGCAAATGCTCATCCACAGGTCAACTCCTTCGGGACGGGCGACCCGCTTGCGGTAGGCACGGACAACACGATAAATCTTCGAACCCCAAGCCGTGAGCGTATCGTCTATCCGCTCGTTTTTGCGGACGTTCAGTCTGCAAATACTGACGCTGGGACTTTGGACTTGGTGGTTGGGGTTTACTTTTCTGACCGTGTTGAGTCCATCAAACCGATGGGCGGAGTGGTTTCAGGCAGCCCTACGCTGGGTTGGCAGGACAACGAGGATGAGGTCTTAAGCGACCAGTTGCAGATAGCACAGGACTTCATATCATCGCTTACAAACGACCCGAACGAGGACTGGACCCTTAGTGCCTCCGTGTCGCTTACACGCTTTGTAGAGAGCCGGGATGACCGCACCGCAGGGTGGCAGGCGACGATGACTTTTGAAATCCCTTACGGCCATTCGGTTTGTGAAATTCCAACCTAAAAGACATTTACAATTAAACGCAAATTATGCCTACACCTATTTTACAACAGATGCTCGGCCAAGGTGGTACGATGGAGTTTATCAATGGATCCGTTACCGGCAAGAACTACGACTTCCTTGTAGTCAACACCGCTGCGACATTTACAACTTTAACAGGAACTGGAAGCGAGAACCTGCTAACCGCTTACAACTTTTCGGGGGCTTCTATTTCCGCTGGTATCGTGATAAGCGGTCGCAATGGCGGTAAGATTACTGCCGTCAATCCAAGCGCAGGTTCAGTCATCGGTTATACCTTCCTGTAATGCTTATCGGCTACGGCTACGGCTACCCGACCAATATGCTCCAAGGCGGAGTCGCTGCTGGGGTGTGGGCCTTGTTCAACGCAAGGGCAACCGCTGACGGTGCAACCGCTGCCGAGGCTGCCGTGGATGGATGCCTGTTCAATCGCTTTGCAGTTATTTACAACTTCTAAGAATGCCGACACCATCGCTAATCCTTGTGCCTGCTCGCTTTAAGACAGGCAAACTCTACACCCCTGTTGCAACGACTTCGGGCGGTGTGGTTCTTGGTGCATCGGGCGACTTCAATGTAACCCGTGCAACGACTGCGACAAGGGTCAACGCAAGCGGATTGATTGAAGTTGTCGCTTCAGGGATTCCGAGGTTGGACTATCCTCTTGGCGGTGGCTGCCCTGCTCTCTTAGTGGAGCCGAGTGGGACGAACTTGGCTTTGAGGAGTCAGGACTTTTCAGCTACTTGGTCTGTTGCTGCCTCTGCAACTGTTACTGGCATAACATCGCTTGATGGAACCCCTAATGCGACAACATTTATTGCAGATTCAAATACCGATAGGATAAGGCAGACGATTACATTGACGAGTGGAACAACCTACACTTACTCATTAT